ACCGGTACCTGTTAGATCTTGTGCCGTCTTGATGTCTGTCTCTCTTGTATTAACACGGTCTTTATATGAAGAAGATTCTTGGTAATCTTTCCGTGCCGCCAGTGGAATATCATTTACCTTTACATCCTTTACAGTACTGTAACCAGGGATCGATCCCAGGATAATTGGAATCTGATTATCGGGATCCTGAAAGAAACCACACACATAATTTCCAACCATGAATCCCAAGGATGTCGTGATACCATCGACTTTTTCGTTCCCCTCATTATCGACATAAGACTGTGGTATACCAGATTGCGTCCCGGGTATCACGACCATTGCCCAGGGCAGATCCTTTGTGGGCAAGATATCTTTGTTCTCATTGTGATACCCAAAGGCACGAACCTTGATTCGATTCGCCTGAATCGGATCAGTTACATCTTCTACAATTCCTATGAAATATTCACTCATATGTTATCTTTCTTGGCCCGAACTGATATAGAATATTCTCCACCCGTGATCTCATGTACGCACCCAAACACCAGGTACTGACCACTAAGTGCCAAATCTTTTTCTTGGGTTTCTGATTTACCCGTGACTCTCTTATATTGGTCCATTGCTATCGCCTTACTAAAATCAAGTTCGATCTTTGAACCAGGACTGAGTAGAAAGTCACCTGCCAAATGAACACTCTGGACGACGGAATCATATGATTTGATGTATGACCGATGGAGTTTCCGTGTCTTTTCATTGATGTCACCAGAATTTAGACCCAGACGCGCGATATCATCTTCAAATACATGGGCATTGCGGTAAGAATAATTCAGGCTTGCCAGGGGAATCTCATTCAAAGACAATTGGGTGGATGTCTTATCGACACTGACCTTGAAATCTTTATTGATATTACCCATCTGTGTGATTCGATATTTATCTTTTGTCTGGGTAGAGAGTGAGTTAAAATCTTCTATGTCATGGGACTTATTGAATATATCAATATAGTTATATCGTCCGGCATATGCACCACTCATTGCATTCTCAAGGTGACTCAGCCCCATCTGGGATGATACACTCTTCATCTTGATCATTGTCTCATATTCCTTCTCTGGTAGACCCTCTGACACTTCACTAAATGTTCGATCAACATATTTTGAGTATGTGGGATTTGTCTCTCCGTCTATAAGATAAGAGAGTGGTGAGAGGTATACATTACCCGAGATTGTCTGATACAGAAAATATGGAGTATTATTACCATCCAAGAGTTTGTCCCGGAGATTCATGGCATGATTCAATGGGGTATCCCAGTTCAGGACACCCTTATATTTCGTGGATGTATCACCATGAATCACAAATTTCTCGGGTGGCAGTCGAAGATCATCCACGAAAATATTTCGAATCTCGTCGGCCGTATTTGCACGTAGGGGTCTGGAAATTTTCTTGAGGGATGAGAGAAACATCTGTTCCGTCACACCAACCATCTTGTATGCTTGTTTCTGGTTATCAGTGCCTCTTTCAAATTCACTGAAATCAGTCACAAAGAATTCAAGTTCAATATCCGTCTTTCGTGCCAGTTTGGGTTCTCTCTTATTGAATTGTTGTCGGAGGTGAATGCGAATCTTTTCTTGTCCTTTGAGTTCAAATTCTTCAAAGAAGTTAATGGCATCCTGAATTGCAATCTCTAGCGTCAGACCAGGGACCATCAGGGATTCCGTGATACGAATCTTATGTGCCACGACCTTAAGGTCACGAACATCACCCCGAAAATTTTCAATCTGGATTGAAATAATTTCACAGTATCCTGCACGGGTATTACCATGTGCATCTACCCGAGTCTTGTGTGTGAGATCACTCATCGGTTGATCAGAGCCCGGAAGTTATCAGCGAAATCACTAATATAACCCGTCTTGACTGTCTTGATTGATGAATTCTCGGTATTACGATCCACCTCCAGCTGTTTATTCGTGATATAGTCTGGATTGCGATATTTCAACCAACCGTCTTTCTCCGTGATCTTTAGATTATCACCACTCGCGACAAGCGCATCATACGCCGTCACTGCCTCGATTTCAATATAATCAGGATCATCTTCCCCCCGAATATTTTCTTGGAATGCATATATCTTCCAGTACACCGTGGCTGATACACTGGGATGCACTGAGTACCAATCTTTATCTACAGTAAATTTCGTTGGTTCATCCTGATCACCTGTCCCAATGATATGGGCAATATTACTCAATTCTCTCCATCCATCTCCTGATGATAGATCACCCGCTGATGTCGATGTATTATAGTACAAGACATGATGATATCCCGCCAGGAGATTCTTTGCATGGATATAGTAATAATTGGAGTCCGAGGTGATTCTATCTACAACGATTGGGAGTGGGGAATCCGTACTGATAATTGGTTTGGCAATGATATTACCTACCTGTAGAGTATGACCCGTCAACAATTCGAAATCCTGTGGTGCATATGAGATTTGTTTTGGATTACCATCACCAATGAATGGACCATAATAAGGGGAATCTGATTTCAGGTATGGATTGTTTTGCAGGGGAGTCCAATCAACCTCCGTGGCACCATCCTGATCCAGGACCTTTCCCTGTAGATAATAGATATACCCACTTGTAGGACTCCCGGAACCAGTATCCAGGAGAATATCTTCTCTGCCAGACTGTGTTCTTGATGTCGTCGTATAGGTCGGGAAATTTAAAAAATAGGCAGGATCAGTTCCCGTATCAGAATCATCCGATTCATTGTAAATATTTTCACTGATGCTTCTATTTGTATAATAATTTGGAGCCAGAGCAGCATCTCCCCAGTAATCATATCCACGGATATACAGACGATTGATCGCGCCACCCTGTCTTAGGTCTGTCCTCCCGAGATTGAATGACCGGACATCAGAATCCCATGCCGCGATGTTTGGATCAGCGTCAGAATCACCGCCATATCCAATAGAGATCTCTTTGAAGTGATTCGCTTGTTTATCCCACCCAAAGAATTCATCTTCATACCCGGTATTCAGGTCAGAATCATCTATAACCAGTGCAGTATAGGGAGATGTTCTACCCGCGACATTACCAGCAAGCACGGAATTGAAAACACGAAAATCTTTTAGATATCCACTAACACCATTAAAGTTAAAATTCCCCGTGCCCACCCAGGCGGCATCATTACCTGGATCATCTGATGTATCTGAATCAGAGTCATATGGAACAGCACCCATCATAAGATTTGCAAGTGGGAAATAATATCTTTTCTCATAGGTCTGTGTATATGCTCCCAGATCAGTTACCGTCCTGAGAAATTCTTGTGATCCGTTAAATTTATCCTGAAGCACACCATCAACATACAATCGCATGATCTTTGTAGAACCCGTATTCGTCAACATGCAGACATGCCAGGCATTATCATTGATCACATTTTTAGATTGCGCTCTTATTTCAAGTTCATCTGGCGTGAATATCGTTGAATCATCGTCATCTGGTACCATCCAGACACTCAATTTACCATCGATAATACCCATACCAGAACCTCTGGCATCAGGTGTTGATGTAGACCCTCGGTCTGGCCAATTAGCACCCACGATACAGCCATTTTCTGCCTCTGAATCATCGGTACTACCAGAACCCATATCTGTCTTTAGACAGAAGAATATTGTCCAGTCTTCATAATCATACAAGGAGTATTCAGCAAAACCACCGGATGAAACTCTAAATTCGCCACCATTATCATACACATAGTTATAAACCTCTTCTCTGCCATGTTCATTTGTGGGATAATATTCTGCATTCAGTGTGATGAAATTCAACAACGGCCGTTGACTAAAATAATAAGCACGTTCATCAGAATCCCATGTGGGTAGATTAGCATTAGTACCTCCTACCACTCCTGGGATCCCACCTGCCCAGCCATCTTGTGCACCACCCTGGTCTGCCTTTAAGGCAGCATCTGGTACTTTTATTTTACTAAAATCCGAAGCCACATAAACACCATCCACGACACTGGCTGTTACATCTGACTGGTCCCAATCATAATCACTGTCCAACTTATACCAAACACGAAGGTTATCTGGTGAAATATCATCGGCCGGTGTATATGCTGCACCGAAATCAAAGGGATGTGTTGGTAGTGTCGGTGGATAATACTGCTTTGTATTGTCGACCCATACTTGATATCTCTCTTCATCAAATTCAATTAGCTTCATGATCGCAGTAGACTGGGTATCTGCTGCATTTCCTGCAAAGACATATAGCTTATCTTTGTATTTTGGATCATTCAACAATTCGTATGACCCCAGGAGAGATAGATCATCCGTCACGGACCCCTGTAGTCGAGAGTCTGGTGTCGAAATGACACCAAACTCAGAACCATAGATGTAATTGATATAATTGTCCAGTTCATTAGAACTCTTGGGCCAATCTGTGAGGCCATTCTTGAGTCGATCATTCGTGATAAAGAATGTCCAGTAGTAATCAGGTGATCCATATAACCTTTGGGACAATTGGTCTGGTCTCTCACCATCCGTTACCTCAGTGAATGAATATGCATAGAGATCATCTGCCGCACCTTCAATGACATCGACGTATCGAAAGATGTCCGTGAGATCGTTCTGAATACCATCTTGATTGGTATCATACTTTAGTTTGGGGAATTGTTCGAAGAATGACATGATTAGAATTTAAAGATATCCGTGATCTCGTTTTTCAGGGAATCTAATTTTTTGTTTACTGATTTCTTGAAACCGCTTTGTAATGAATTCAGGGACCCAACATCGCCTGCACCAACACGATCGGGTGTTTCCCTCTCTAGCCTTGCGATGTCATCTTTCACGAGGACCTTGTGTTCCTGAAAGGATATTGAAATATTAACAGAAAGAGGCGCTGTATCTACTCTCCATGAATTATTTTCGCCATTAAATACGGTATTGACGCTCGTGAGATAACACCGGTCGATCTTTGGGATATATTCCATTTCCAGTTTATCTCCATCTAGGAATTTTACTTCCCATAGAGGCGGGTAAGACAAAGCGATCAAGCTGCCCGCCGTTTTTGAGGCATATATGTTTCGCCGAAATGCATTGTAGATATTCTTGACGGTCTGGGATTCTTCAGGGGATGTCGCGATCATCTTGAATTCAAAAGAAAAACTACGCATACCATTCCCCGTAAATGTTGTGTTAACTCTGGGGTCCATGATAACCTTTGATTCAAATGAAACACCTTCTCCAAAATCACCCCCTGTCTTCATGGCAAGAGCAAGCGCGGCATCCTTAGATAGACCCTCCGCCGATGCACCTAGAACCGCATCGGCGGCCCCGTCTATCGCCGCGTTGATCCCCGTTTTCGCGACCTCACCCACAGACGCACCGTCTCCTAGACGATTAACCGCTTTGGCCGCTGCAGCGCCCGCCATAGCTCCTATGGAACCCGCATTGATTGTACCATATGAACCACTATCCGCAAATGTGATACCACCCGGGCATGGAAGAAAAATTTCTATTTTCTCGTCAGCATCTTTACAAGAGAACTGCATCGTTGGACGAAAACTATACTCTGGATTACGCAGATTAGATGGAAAAACGAGTATTCTGGGCGTCTGTCGAAAAAATCCTTGAACAACTAGTCTGTCGGGCGTTGGCATATGTTATTATTTATATGGGCGGCAATACCGCGGCGATCCAAAGTATAAATAAAAAAGAATATTCCCTTCACGGTGGTCGAACACCCAGGGGATCTACACTAACAGTTTAAAGAAAGTATGCAGCATGAATATTTATAACACCCTCTACCACAAGATTGTGGAATCTCGTAAGAATCTCAAGGAATACAAGAGAAAGATGAGTGAATCCCGGCGGGGCAAGAAACGCGGGCCCTATAAGAAGAAACTGCAATGAAGACGTACAAAGGAAAATACCGCCCAAAGAATACTAAGAAGTATCGTGGTGATCCCATGAAGATCGTGTATCGTTCTCTCTGGGAACGACAGGCATTCCGGTGGCTGGATGGGAACCCAGATATTCTTGAATGGAATAGTGAAGAGATCGTGGTCCCCTATAGGTGTAAGACAGATGGCAAGGTGCACCGATATTTCACGGACTTGTGGATTCGATTCCAGGATGACCAGCAGTATCTCATTGAAATCAAGCCCAAGAAACAGACGGAACCACCCAAACAACCAAAGAGACAGTCCAAGAGATATATCACTGAGGTCATGGCATATGCAAAGAATACGTCTAAGTGGGATGCAGCAAATGAGTACTGCGAGAAGCGTGGATGGATATTCCAGATCTGGACCGAGGAGACACTCAAGAAATTGGGGATCAAGATACTGAAGTGATCGTATAAATAATAGAAGAAATAATGCCATCTTATCTGGAAAATCTAAAACAAGAAGCAGCCCAGACGGGTCTTGTTCCACGGAGTAAGAAATCTATCCTGTGGTTTCGCAAGAGACTGCAGAATCTAAAACGTATTAACCGAAAAGAGTTGATTGGTGATGATTTACTGGAAAAACGAAGCAAGGTGATTCTGGGTAAGATGTTCATGTTCAAATATGATGCCAAGCATAAAGAGACACTACCCTATTTTGATCGTTTCCCCTTGATCTTCATGGTCGGACCAGCGCCCAAAGGTTTCCATGGGATCAATTTGCACTATTTGCCACCCACACTCCGGGCACTATTCTTTGATAAACTCATGGCAGTCAAGAATAATGATAAGTTCAATGCCACCACGAAACTTAAAATTTCATATGATATCTTGAATGGTGTGAAAAAATATCGACAGTTCAAACCATGCTTTAAGCGGTATCTTACATCTCATATGAGATCACAGCCAATTTTTGTTCCTGCCAGTGAGTGGGAAGCAGTGTTATTCTTGCCAAGTGACTCCTTCGTCGGTGCCGGGAGAGAGTTCGTCTGGAAAGAATCACGGAAAATAATCAAAGGATAATACAATGGGACTTCTCAATCAACTCAAAAACATAGTCAATCCGAATACAATCGATGATTTCAAGGCGACGATCGGGAAACATGCCGGTCTCGCGAAGACGAATAGATTTGCCGTAATCATCACACCCCCGCAACAGACACTCCTGAATCTTGATATACAAGAAATCGCGAGATCTGCCCTCACGGGTTCGTTCTCCCTGGGTTCTCTGATCAATGATCCGCGTGATATGGCACTTCTATGTGAATCAACCTCCTTGCCAGGAAGACAAATCACGACGACAGATTATGCAGCAAATCAGGATTGGTGGACCTCAAAGATTCCCTATGGATATCTGACAGATGAGGTCTCAATGATATTCACCCTGACGACTGATTATTACATGCGCAAGATCTTTGATCGGTGGCAGTCGTCAATTGTAAGCCAGAAAAGTTTTCTGATTAACTACGAAAAAGATTATTACTCGGATGTGATTATTCAACAACTCGATGAACAGAATCTTCCCACATATGGTGTTAAACTTCGTAATGCATTTCCAGTCACAGTTCAATCAGTGCCCCTGGATAATAATGCCACTGATCAGTATCAGAAACTCTCCGTGACCTGGGCGTATGAAGATTTCGAAGAGCAAGGATCACTTAAGACCATGATAAATGGTATCGGAAATCAAGTTAAAGGTTTAACCCGTCTCATATAGAATAATCAGAATAAAATATTATGCCACTACCCGTATTAGAAACCCCCACATATGAATTGACTGTCCCATCTACGAAACAGAAAATCAAGTTTCGTCCTTTCTTGGTCAAGGAAGAAAAGATCTTGATGATTGCCCAGGAGACTGATGATCAGAAAGAGATGCTTTCAGCAATGAAAAACATCATCGAAGCATGTACATTCGGTGAATTGAATGGCGGCAATCTTGCGATCTATGACCTGGAATTCATCTTCCTGAAACTCCGTGCAAAGAGTGTTGGTGAAAATGTCGCGTTATCACTTAAGTGTGAGAAATGTGAGCATGTAAATTCCGTGGATATCAATATTGATAACCTTAAGGTTAAATATCCCAAGAAAAAGCAGGATAACAATATCAAATTGACTGATACAGTCGGTATTATCCTGAAACATCCATGCGTGAATGATCTTGATAAACTCAGTGGTACTGATAGTACAATCGACGAGATGATGGCCATGATTGCAATGAGTATCGATTCAGTATATGATTCAAATCAGTCACACCATCACAGTGATATCACACCCAAAGAACTAAATGTATTCATTGATTCATTGAATCGCAACCAACTGGAATTGATTACTGGATACTTTGAATCAACACCAAAGGTCCGAGAGACGATTAAGTTTGAATGCCCTGAATGTAGTACTAAGAACGAGAAGATCGTCGAGGGTGCTCAATCTTTTTTTTAATTTCCCTTTCCCATGACACGTTGAAGAATTACTATAATACCCAGTTCTTTCTACTACAGAATTATAAATATAGTTTGACAGAGCTTGATGGTATGATACCATGGGAAAGGGAAATTTATCTATCTCTGTTGGAAAATCACCTTCGAGAAGAAGAAACCCGAAAAAAACAGGAACAATGATATGGCCTTAGACGGTACAATAGATACGCTACGAGAACAGAATCAAACACTGGGGAATATCTTCACCCAGGGTGGCCGTAGTGAAAAAATACAAGAGAAACAATCTGATCAGATTAGTAATCTGATTGGCGTGTTAACGGGAAATGACCTTAAGAAGAAAGAGGAAAAAAAGGAACAAGCAGGTATCTTCGAGCGAATCCGTAAGGCCATTGAAGGACTCAGTTTTAAAGTGGTCGGCGGCGCCAAAGGCGGTTCGAGTTTCCTGAAGGAAATGCTTGGTAAACTACTCCCGTTTATCGTCGCAGGTC